AAGTAGGTAACGCTCCTGCGCCATTACTTGTCAAAACGTGAGTAGCTGTACCGGGGCCAGCCGTAGCTTGAAATGCGCCAGTAGCTGTAGTACCTGAAAATACAATGCTATACGCAGTTGTAGTGGCTATACCTGTCCCGCCAGATGTAACCGGAAGTGCAGTCGTAGCTGATAGAGTTGTAAACGCACCAGCCGCTGGAGTGGTTGCACCTACAGTACCGTTAATAGGGCCACCAAAACCTGTAGATGTCAGGATTGTGCCGTTAAAGGTCAGGTTAGCTGAAGCGCCAAAAGCACCAGAGTTATTAAACTGAACTTGCGTGTTAGAGCCTGCCGCAGAACCACCGCCCACATTAACAAAGTCAGAACCGTTCCAAGCAATGATTGCCCGTGTGCCAGCCGCTACAGATACACCCGTTGTAGGAGATGTAGGGCCACCGCGAACCGTAATTGCAAAGCCACCAGACGTATCATTGATGACAACGTAGGTTTTAGACTGCTTAGGGGTGTTAATATTACGAGCCGCTGTACGTGCGCCTGTGCATAGGAGAACTGCGTACTGTGAACTTGTGGATGTCAGGCCAGTGCTGGCGTATGTACCAGTTGTAAGGGTCAGATCAACGTCAGCATCAGTGGTAACTGTCTGAGTACCAGCCACCGCAACGTCAATAATCTGCGAGATAGCGTTGTTAACTGTGTCGCCCCACTGCCCGGACTGAGTGCCCGTAACTGGAAGGGTTAAACCGATTAGGGATGTATTTGCCATCTATTGCTCCTACTAAGTAGAAATTACTGTCCAACCGGGAACTTCAGTATTGTTCACATCAGTCCAGCCCGGTGTTTGTGGATTGCTGATATTTTGCCATGTAACGCCCTGTGTGTCATCAATAATTTCCCACAAGAATCGTCCATTATTTGTTTGTGTAATGACCGCCGTGTCAGATACGCTTTCATTGTAGGTAGTAATTGCTTGTGGATTATCCGTGATAGCCGCAAGCTCTGCAATAAGTTCCGTGTAATACGTGCCAACTGTTGTTGAGTCAGACGTAACCATCGTTTCCGTGATGGTCATAATCAAGGTGGCAAGAGCTACCTCTGCTATCGCAATAGAGTCAGTTACATTCTCAAGGAACGTGGCTACAGCTTCTTCAACCGTGGCAATACCAGCAGTTTCTGAAACTGATGCAGGGAAGATAGCGGTAGCTGATTCGGCTGTGCTTGTAACTACGGTTTCTGCAATTGATTCGTTATATGACGTAATGGCTGTATTAGCGTCTGTTAAAACGGCTGTTTCCGTAACTGACTCAGCAAATATCGCAATAACTGACTGGGCATCCGTTATAGCCGCAGTCTCTGTGACTGACGCACTCATAGTCAACGCAGCCGTCTGAGTATCAAACATGGGGACTGTGCCGCCCCAAGGATCAGTTCCCCAAGTGTTAGCTCCCCATGCTGTAACTGTGGTGAGGGACTCGGTGATGCTCTCTTGGTAGGTGGTAACTCCACCCCAACCTAAGTCGCCCCAAGCATTGTCACCCCAAGCGGCTCCAGCCATTTTAAGTCAATGTAGCAGTGTAAGTAACAGCAATTGTGTCGCCGTTAATTACAGATTTAGAACTAGAAAAATCACCAGCGGAGAACAATGTGCCAGTGGTTGAGTCTTTAGTTGCGCTACCGCCAATGTTAATAAAACATCCAAAGACGTTTCCAGTGCTGGTAATAGAGAACGACACCGCAGAGGACGTAGCCTTGCTACCAGCAGAAGCCGCACTGAATGATGGTGTAGGACGGCTTCCTGAGTATGCAGGAGCGTTAGTACCACCCACCTCTAACCAGCTTGCGTGAGAAGCTTGAGTATCACCCACAACTGCTGTACCCGTACCTTTAAGACCCATTACAACTGCGCCGCCAGCCACGTTACCTAAAGTTGTATCTAGTGTAAAGTTCTTGCCCACTGTAGTGACCAAGTTTTGGATGTCATCCTCCCACTTGATAAAACCATCTTGGCTGTAGCAAACAGCATGGTAAGAGCCGTGAATAGACATTGTGTCTTCAGGCATTGCATTGTATTTAGTGATCGCTTCCACTTTATCGGTAGCGGTAATTCTGTCGGTGGTCATGGTGACTCCTTAGTTGGAAGAACGGATCAATGCCGCCGTTGCTGAGTTAGCAGGCATTGTAATGGTGAAATTGGTGGATGTTTTGTCAGACCCAAAGTCCAACACAGCAATGGATTTGTTACCCTGAGTGACGTTGTAGATCAAGGCACAACGTGCCGTCACGGATGCGTTAAACACCACATCGGCAAAGTCTACAAAAGCTGTATACCCAGAGGAGCTAATGGTTACGCCAGTCAAAGCCACCCCGCCCGCAACGTAACCAGTTCCTGTTACTTCATTGGTTGCACTGTACACGGTGGTAGCTTCGTTTAAATCAGCGCTGGCCGTATATAGAGCAATCTTTAACGTATTGGTAGATAGGTTATGAACGCCTGTATAAAGCTCTGTCTTAAAACTAGTTGTTTGGGTTTGGAGGATACTCACGATACTGCCACCCTAACTTGACCATCTCTGTACGCATCCATTCTCTGCTTGCCGTCACCCAAGTTCTTAAGAAGTGCAATAGATTGGACATACCGTTCTTGGTACAGTTTATACATACCATCATCAGTGCCACTCTTCATGTATGTTCCCGCTTCACACAAAGTGCCATACAACAATGCAGAGTCAAAGTTATCACCCAGCCATGTAGTCAAGGCAGTAACAATAGACTCTGGAAAATAGTAGTAATGCAGTTCTGCGTAGTAATTAGCATCTGGCGTGGGGCCAAGAATAAACGACAACTCATTTACATTGGCTGACTGCGGGCCAAAAATGGCGTAGTGTTTAGGTTCAGATACCACTGAACTGAATGGATACGCATCACGTATGAAATTAACATCTTTGTTTAACAAGTAAAGGTAATCACCTTGAAACACAACTGCGCCATTTACCGTACCGCTGTTAGCCACCGTCAAAGTAATTGTTGTGCTGGCAATGCTTCTAACCAATGCATTAGTACCAATGTTAGTCCCAGTGACCTGTTGCCCTACAGCGATGCCAGTTGTACTTGCAACAACAATTGTCTTTTGACCGGACGTTCCTGTAGCCGTTGTAGCGTTATACGGGTAAACAGCAAGGCTGTACGTTGATAAAAAATCATTTGGACAAGCTAAGTACTTATTGCCGCTTGTTAATACACCCGTCACGTTCTTTCGCAAGTTGGCAATCTGCACCGTGTTATAGATGCGTTGCTCCGCCTGCTGGATCATTACATTGATCGAGGTCGTGTCAAACGTGTTCTGCGTGTAATCAGTTACCGCAGCGACAAGTTGAGCGTATGTCATTGTCATCGTTTAAACCTTAAGCCATTGGGCCTCGTGCCATTACGCCTTTGGTAGCTGCGCCTGTACCACGAATTTTGATACCAGTTGTCTTAGCTGCTGGCGCTGGATAACGAGAAATGTTACCCACGGACATGTTGACCGTTCCGGCATCACTGCGATCAGGGCCAGAACCGGGGTTGGTAGAAACTTTAACAACTTTACCGGTCATGGTGTGGGGTGTGGCATAGACTTTGGCATCGCCAACTTCTTTACCCATCATCTTTTTACTAAATGTAGCCATGATTAACCTCCACGCTGGTTAGCAACTTTAGCCATACCACGACCCATAGACTTCATATTGGCGTTAGTTTTACCGCCTTTAGCAAGTTTGGTCATGGGCTTGCCGGGATGCAGCTTTTTTTCGTGCTTGTGCACGGCTCCAGCCATCATCTTCTTATCCTGTTTCATATCATTCATTTTAAGCTCCTTAAGATACCGTTACTGTACCAACAAATGTTGTTGCCACCAAGTAGTTTGGTGTCAAACCATCATCAAAAAACCTAGACCCGCCTACCGGTGCCCAACCCCACTGGATGTCTCGTGAGCCACCAGATAAATTACCAGCGGAATTAACACCAGAAGTTACATACGTTGTATCCCTGCGAGGATTGCGCAAGGCTTGTGGATCATCTACAGGGAACGTACCCAGCATCAACTGCGGCTGGTCTGGGTCCCAGCACTCAGGGCAAACCAATAACTGATACAGACGCTGCTTAATGATCTCAGTCTTAAGCTGTTTTAATTTGTACTGCTGCCCACAACGATCACATTCAGCAATCGCTATCTTGCCTGATG